TCATCGTCTTTGCGTAGTCCTGCCCCTCTTGAGGGGACAGCATTAGGTAGAAGTTCCTCCGTTCGGTGTTGTTGATCACTTGGCGTCCGCCCAGTTATGTGCCACGTTGCATGACACTTTTAACGGGACGCCTTTCAGGATGACACCGTCACCCATTGCTGTAATGAATCTTGGCATGATGCTCTCCCATGCGTCCTCGGGGACTGCGGTCACGATCTCGTCGTGGACCTGTACCAACATCTTAGTACCAGTTCCCTCCAGCGCTTTTGCGATGTCTATCATGGCGATCTTGCAGATGTCGGCTGCACTGCCCTGAACCACGGCATTGATGGCTTGGCGCTCTGCTCTGGAGCGCTTCTCGTCATTGGTGGACCGAATGTCTGGGAGACGCCGTCTCCTACCTGACAGGGTGCGTACGTAGCCCTTTGCACGTGCTTGGGAGATGATGTGGCGCTTCCACTGGGTCAGTCCGCTGAACTGCTCGTAGTAACGGTTGATCATGTACTTGGCTCGTTCCTCGGGGATGCCCGTGGTGCGTGCCAGTTTCATGTACCCACCACCGTATGCGGTGAGGAAGTTGACGCCCTTACCGATCTGTCGTTCCTCACTGGTCACCTCAGACACGTCCTTGCCAAATAGCAGTGCCGCCGCACCAGCGTGAATGTCAATATCGTTATTGAAGATGTGGATGAGTTCAGCGTCCTTGGAGAACATCGCCATTACACGCAACTCAATCTGGTCGTAGTCGGCAACCATGAGCGTGTGTCCCTCAGGAGCAACAAACAGACTTCGGATGCTGGACTCTCGTGGGATGTTCTGAAGGTTTGGATTAGATGCAGACAGGCGTCCTGTTGCCGTGCGGTGCAAGTTGAACGATGGGTGCAAGCGACCGTTAGCCAACTTAGGCAGAAGACCGTCAACATAGGTTGACTTCAACTTCTGCGTCTCCGACCATTCCAACAACAGTGGGATGGCTGGGTGCTTGGACTCCAGACGACGCAATGACTCCTCGTCAACTGATGGCGCTCCACCCTTCGTCTCTTTGAAGGGCTTCAGTCCAAGACCACCTTCACGCTTCTTGTTGAAGAGAAACTGTTGCTTGTGTTTTGTGGAGTCAGGGTTGAACCCGATCGGTGCGTACGCAGACAACTGGAGGAGGATCTCACGCATGCGGGCATCAAGTTCCTTGCCCAACTTCTTGAGTTGTCGTGAGTCAACAGGGATTCCCTCGTTCTCCATGTTCATCAAAACGTGGAGGACTTCAGAGTCCTGCTGGACAACTTTCATCAGGTCGTCTTGACTCTTGATGTAGCCCCACAACTTCTGATACAGCAACCACGTCCAGCGTGCGTCTAGGTGCACGTAACGGGCTGCCACGTCAAACGGGACGAGATCAATGATCTTGCCGACCTTGCCCTCGCTGGCGTAGGCGTTGTGCTTGTCGTAGTTGTGTTGGATGAGGTTCTCCAACGAGTAGGACGTCAAGTTCTCGTTGATGGCGTGCTGGAGCAACATGGTATCCATGTATGGTCCTGGTGGTACCTCGCCGTAGTACTTGCTGATGGAGCGAGCATCAAACTTGACGTTGTGTCCGATCTTGGTGATGCTCGTATCAAAGAAGACAGGCTTCAAGGTCTCAAGCACGACCGAGCGTGACAGTTGCTGTGGTGCTTCTGCGTATTCGGCTGGCTTGTGGTAGCGAGCCTTAGCCATGGACTCTTGACCGTTCTTGAGAACCTTGCGGTAGCCAGCGGGTGGGACGGTCGTGCCGTCACCAATCTCTTCTGGCACCAAGATGACACCACGGGAGTGCCCCATGGGAATAGCCCACGAGATGCCCTTCGTAGCGATACCGATCCAAAAGACTTCGTTGCGTAGCGGGTCAAGTGCCAGCATGGAGCGGTAGCGCTCCTCAATGGTTGCCCGTGCATTGTTCATAATCTCGGGCGACTTGTTCTTGAGTTTGGCGACGTGGTCTTTCCAGTCGGACTCAACGAAAGCCATCAGGTCAGGGTGCCTCTCTAAGACACCTCGTGATTCAATGTCAAAGACGAAAGCGCCCTCTGACCTAATGGCTTCAATGACTTCTTCTAGTTCTTGTGTTGTATACACAACACGGGGCGCAGAGCGCCCCGTGGTGCTGACGTTTTGAGTTGTCACGGCTTAGTTGTCAATGCCGAGTTCTTCTTCTGCAATCTTCAGCAGATCCCGCTTGGATGGAATCTGAATGATGTCGGAGGTGTAAGCGTTCTCCAAGAAGTACTCCATGTCGTCCTCGGTCAGCGGGTTGATGCCCCACTCCTGAAGGTCAGCGTTCTTGACCATCTGAAGCATCGTGGACGACGTTGCGCCCTTGCCCGTGCGAGAGATCGCCCAGTAGTGCTTGTCCAGCGGACCAGTGCGGTCGCTGTTGTGGAAGTTCTTCAACTGGTCAATGACACGGGGTCCGACTTCCAGCGAGCGCAGGACGGGGTCCTCGCCCTCAGCAAGCAGTGCGACGTTGAAGGCGCTTCGCTTTGCTGGACGGTTGCCTGCCTTGCACAGCGGGCAGTCGTCACCGATGCAGGTGAAGGACTTCTGTCCCGAGCGCTCCAGCCAGTGCTGACCGTACGAGGCGTACGGAGCGTCTCCGATGAACTTGATGATCTGAGTGTCTTCGCTCAACTTGAGGCGAATTGCGTAGTCCGTTCCGCCCGTCTTGACCTGATCAATGGCGTTCCAGCCACCACGCACGACCTTGCGTGCTGGTGCGTCGTCTTCGTCCATCGTGATCTGTGGGCGTGGCTTGCGCACAGGGGCGTCTTCGTTGCTCACTTGTCGTGGCTTCTTCTGTACTGGCGTGAATTCTTCTTCGTCGTTCTCAAAGTCTGTGAATGGCATCGTTTTTTCCTTTGTGTGTTTATTTTGGATAGTTGTTCTTGATGTGTGCTCTGAATTGATCCCACTTGGGGTTGTCGGTGCCAAGACCGTAAGTCTCAAACGCCTCCACCAAGAAGGTTACCTGCTCAAGGCTGTAGAGCCTACGTCCTTGAACAGATTTATCTGGAATTTGTGCGCCCTTTGGTTTGGGCGTACGGTACGTGGCTTTTGGTATCCAGCCACGGGATTCCCACATGCGAATGGTCACTGGTCTACGACCGAGTGCCTTGGCAAGTTCACCAATGGAGAAGAACACTTTCGTCTCTCCGTTGATGATGTAGGTCTTTGAGCGGGCGCCATTGAAACGATCAACGACGTTGTCCGCAAGTTCTTTCTTCGTACTTGGTCTGTTCTTGGGCAAGCGCTTTCCTGGAAAGTCGGGCAGTTCGCCAAACATCTCAAGTGCTTTGTCGGTCATGCTTTGAATGCCCACGACTCTTTCTCGGTGTAGAACTCACCGACGGTGTCTGACAAGTCTTTGTCAGCCCATGCAAGTCCGAGGATCTTCTCTTCGCTGACGACTTCAATAACTTCCTTGACGGTGTCCCAGTGTCCGTTTGCTTTCGCCCACGCTTCTGCGGCGGCTGTGTTGAACGAACGAGACACACGGCGCTCACGCTTGAGTTCGGTGTCACCGATCTTGAGCCACTGATGTCCCTTGTCGTCCATGTAACCATGCTCCGTGACAAGATCCATGAGTTGCTTCTTCATGTCGTTCTGTCGCTTCTCCAAGATCTCAAGCGTTTCTTTACCGCTCTTGAACTCTTGAAGGAGTCGTCCGAAGAACTCTTCGTCAAACCCGCTCTCTGGTTTTTCTCGCTTTACTGTTGCCATGTCATACCTCCGATGTTGACAAGAAGTCCGATAGTGTACCGATAGTCAGTTCGTATTTGCCCTGACTATCGTAGTTTCCGTCAATGAAAGCCTCGTTGATGCCACGCTTCTGCTGAAGCATTTCATACTGACGCTCTTCAATGGAACCTTTCATAACGAAGGACGTAATCATAACGTGGGGGTGTTGTGAGGATAGGCGGATAATACGAGCCTCACGTTGGTCCAGTTTCCCAGCGCTCCACGGCAGGTCGTAGGAGATCAGGTAGTTGGCTTGGGGCAAGTCCACGCCATAGCCACCAGCGTCCGAGGACAGGAACAAACGAGTGTTTGGGTCGGTGGCGAACTGTTGTTTGGAAGCGTCTCGCTCGGAGGCATCCATACCGCCCATAAAGAGAACGCTCGTTGTCATCTTGGATGTGCGCTCTTGTATCAGTCTCAAGTTTCGTTTAAAGAATGAGAAAAGCACAACCTTGTTGTTTGGGTCCTCGGCAAGGACGTCCTCAATGTACTCCACGACTGCGTCCAGTTTGGGGGCGTTGGCTGTCTGGGCGACAATGCCCTTGCTCATTACTGAGCGGGCGTAGTCGCTACCGTCGTCCCCCTGCGACTCTACGAAGCGCTGGGCTGACTCCACGATGAGTTGTGGGTTGTCACACAGCATTCGCAGGATGGTTAGGCGAGCCATGATCTGACCTTGGGCTTCCCCACCGCCGTCACCGTGGTAGTGGCGCCACAAGTCAAACCCACGACCATGCGTCGTCATTGCTTTCTGAATCTCATTTAGCAGGTCTTTGGCGATGAAGCGGTAGGCAAGCGCCCCCTGCTTGTCAAACGTGACTGGGATGACTTGATGGATGACCTTGGGCAACTGGTCTGCAATGTCTTCTCGTGTTTTACGCACCATGCTCTCGGTGAGCGACGCATTCAGTTGCTTGAGGTTGCGGTACCTAACTGGTTTGCCGAAGTGGTCTCGTTGAATGAAAGTGCGATCAAAGACGTCAAAGCGACCGAGCACATCCTTGTCAACAAACTCCATGATGGAGAACAGTTCTTCTGGTTTGTTCTCAATTGGCTGTCCTGTCAGGGCAAACCGATAGTGACAACGCTTACCAAGGCGCTTCAACAACTTTGAACGCTTTGCACGTGGCGACTTGATCATCGTGGCTTCGTCAATGACCATTGCGTCGTAACCCATCTTGATGACGATCTGCTCGTCTTTGACCAGCAACTCTGGGTTGACGATGACGTACTGGCACATGTTGGCGGAGCGCCACAAGGATGCCCGTGCGGTCTGAGCGCCGTCAATCACGATTGCCTTGGACGTTGTGAACTTCTTGATTTCACGAAGCCACTGGAACTTCAACGACGATGGCACCACAACCAGAATCCTGCGGATCTCACCTTGGTTGAGGAGTTCTTCTACCGCTGAGAGTGTGGTCGGCGTCTTACCAGCACCCATGACCATGGCAAGCAGCATCTGCCCACGGTCAACCATGCGTTCCATTGCTTCCTGTTGGAACGGATAGAGAGTGCCAGTGAACGTCATTAGAGCCACCAAGGAATGACGGAGGCGTTCACCACTGCTTCGTTGATCTCATCGTCGGTCATGTCACCGATGTCCTTGGCTTTCGTGTGCTTGTAGTGAAGCCAGTAGATACCGCCCTTGAATCGGGGCAGTTCCTTGAAGAGGCGCTGTGCTGATTCGGTGCCCGCCTTGTCATGGTCCATGGCAATGATGACACGGTCTGCTGAGTTGACGAGGAGGTCAATCTGCTCTTTGCTGACGAACGCTCCGAAGGTGGCGAGTGCTTGCATACCTTCAAACGAGGAAGCGAAGCGGACGACGTCCAATGGGGACTCCACCAACACGGCGGTGCGTGATTGGAAGCGCTCAATGCCAAAGAGCGTCCTGCTCTTCTTGATACCAGCGGGGTAGTTGTTGAACCAGTTGTACCCCTTCTCTTGCCATCCAAGCAGATCACCAAGTGGTGAGACGATGGGAATAACCCATGCCTTCTTCAGGGTGTTCCACTTGATGCCATGAACGAGTGCCACGTCAGGGTCTAGGTTGCGGGCTAGAAGTTCCTTGACGGGCACCCGTTCAAAGCGACTGTAGGTCAACCAGTCAACGTCTGGTTCGTATTCAACCTTGGCGGGCGACATCAACCTGTTGATGCCCGTCTCAATCAGCAGTTGGTTTACTGCTGCAACGCTGTCTGGGTTGCCTGTGAGTTCTGAAACGAGTCCAGCAAGCGTGCCACGTGCGCCACATGAGTGGCAGATCCACAGACCGCTTTCGGAGTTCATGGACCACGATGGTGAGTTGTCTGCCCGCCCCGTGCGCTTCTCATGCACAGGACAGCATCCTGAGATCTCACGTCCGTTTGAACGACGGACGTCTACTCCTAGTTCTTGAAGAACCTCGGCAAGATCAGTAGTACCAGTTGTCATTGTCGTTGTCATTGTCCTCGTCCACCTCCGTGAAGTCCATTGAATCCCAGTCCCATTTGATTCGCACCTCTCCCTTAGGAGACGAACGAGACAGGACTACTCGGATGATTGCTTGGTTGTCAATGTCAGGGTCTGACTCAACACCCAGAACAATGTCCGAGTCCTGTGCAAATGAGGACGTGTAACCTATCGCCTCTGCCGTGATTTGGCGAGTCTTTCTGTTGCCCAACTTCCACGAGAGCACCTGCGTGGTTCCGATGATCGGAATATCAAAGCGCTGGGCGAGGCGCTTCAGAGATCGTGTGATGTTTGTCAGTGCTTGCGGTGATCCCTTAGGTTCGCCGTTCTCGTCATCCATCAGATACACACCGTCAACGATCAACAAGCGTGGTCGGTGTTGTTGAACCTTGCCAGCGAGTGCGCTCACCGTGGTCAGTGACGAAGTGTCCTCAGTCATAATGAACGGTTGCATGTTGCGTCTGATGGCAAGTGACTTGCTGATCTTTTCCATGTCAGAGGATGTGAGGTCTCCTCGGATGATTCGTGTGTGCGGAACGCCTGAGATGATGGCGTCATAGCGAGCGGCTTGTTCTTCAATGCTCATTTCAAACGACACGTACATCGGGACGATGCCGTGGTTGTGAGCAGCGCTCGCCATGATGAGGGTCATTAACGATTTGCCCTTTTTCGCTTCACCGACGAAAGTGACCAATTGCTGAGGCCGAAGGCCAGCAGTAATCCGATCAAGACCAAGGAAGCCCGTAGGAATCCCACGAAGACCGTTCGGAGTGTTGCGCATCTCTTCATACTTTGCAAGTCGTCCTTCCCATGATTGCGTGAGGTCAATGTCCCTGAGTCGGGCAACCTCAACTGATGCTTTTTGTAGACCCTCTGACAGTTTGTTGAATGCTTCGTCAGTCTCGTTGTTGTTGAGCGCTGGTAACGCCGACGTGATGGCGTTGACAAGGTGCTGTTGCTTGTAGGCAATGTAGATCTCGTCAATGAGTGCTTGGAACGGTTCGTTCTCTGCATTCAGCAACTTGGTGTCGGCGTACTCCTGCTTGAACGCTCGTGCCGTTGGAATGGTGCTGTACTCACGCCAGTAGTTGAGAACCCACAACCAAACTTCCTGCCACTCACCACTGAAGTGCTCTGGGCGGATTCCCGCATCAATGACCTCGGTTAGGTCTCCTGTTTGGATGACCTTGCTGATGAGGAGATGTTCAGTTGATGCCATTTAGAAGACCCAAGCGCTTGTAGGTGGTGTGACTGTTGCACGAATACCTAACACGCTGGCTTGGTCTTTGTGCGGGACGAAGATTGTACGGATTGAACGCTTAAAACGCAAGTCATATGCAAGTTCTTCAACCGACTTATAGAACAACACAGGTAGAGACATACCTTTGCGACTCAACCAATCAGATATTGCGTCCACTGCTTCTGGATGCAGGAAGGTGTAGATCTCTGCACCGATGCCAAGACGTTGTGTCGTGTCATACAACGACTTCAACGGAAGGTCGTTTGGTTCCCACA